TGGCGGGGGGACTTGCACCCCCCTGTAAGCTTACTTAACCAGTTGCTTGTAAACTACACCACGATAGCGGAGAGCATCAACCTTGTAGTTGGCTGCTTTCTTCTTAGCGTTTTCGATGTAGCGGATAACGATGTTAGACATAAGTTCGTACCTAGTAAATCCACGCCCCGTTCCATGCGTGGTCAATCTGCGTCCATGTAGGACTCCAATACTAGCCTTGTGAACTGCGTTTCCAAGTAGGCAATCGCCTCTTGTTCAGAGGGATGACCGCCAGACCATCGTTCTTTATACATACGCAAAGCGTCACGTATAACAATGGCAGATTCTGTTGAGCATTGTAAATCCCACATAGGATGAACGTACTAGATAATCAAGCGTTGCGCGGTTTCTTCTTCTTCCGCTTAGCTAGCGGGAGCTGAGGACCTGTGCGCTTGAGAAAGGTATCTTTCTCGTTAGGGTTGTCTGTGCTTTTGCCCTTGTTGTAAATCTTCTGCTTCTTTTGGGCTCCTTTGTGACCAGGACCAATCTCAAAAGACTGGGCGTACATACGTGATCGAGCTTTTTTTCTTTGATCGTGCCCGTTTCTCTTCATTTTTTGTAGCCTCCTTTGCCGCCCTTTTTAGAGCCGCAACCTTTTTTACCAGCCATGATTAGCATTTCCATTTGCGTAGCGCAAGAGCCTTCCTTGTAGGACGACCCTTGCTGTCTTTCATTGGTCCTTTGACACCGCCCATGCGAGCACAAAAGGACCTCTTGCGGCCTGCAGCCTTTTTAGTTTTAGGGTTAGGAGCAGGGGGCTTTAGGTTAGCACCCTCCTTCGCTTTGAAGTGTCTCCTGCCCGCAGCGGTCAAGCCGCCAGAGGGACTTTTGTGTTCTTTACGCATCAGCCAATAGCAGGGGCATTGAGTGCAACAGGAGTGGAGTCAGCAGCAGCAAGATCCAGAGGGAAGTTGTGTGCGTTACGCTCATGCATAACCTCCATACCCAGACCAGCTCGGTTGAGGACATCCGCCCAGGTGTTCACCACATGACCTTGACTCTCAACAATGGATTGATTGAAGTTGAATCCGTTGAGGTTGAACGCCATGGTGGAGACGCCGAGCGCGGTAAACCAGATGCCCACAACCGGCCATGCTGCGAGGAAGAAGTGCAGAGAGCGGCTGTTATTAAATGAAGCATACTGGAAAATCAAACGTCCGAAGTAACCGTGGGCAGCGACAATGTTATATGTCTCTTCTTCCTGCCCAAACTTGTATCCATAACTCTGCGAGACCTCTTCGGTAGTCTCCCTAATGAGGGACGACGTGACGAGAGATCCGTGCATAGCTGAAAAGAGAGCACCGCCAAATACCCCAGCAACACCAAGCATATGGAAAGGGTGCATGAGGATATTGTGTTCCGCTTGGAAGACAAGCATGTAGTTGAAGGTACCTGAGATTCCGAGTGGCATTGCATCAGAGAAAGATCCTTGTCCGAAGGGATAAACCAGGAACACGGCAGAGGCAGCTGCAACAGGTGCAGAGTATGCCACAAAGATCCAGGGACGCATGCCTAGTCGATAGCTAAGTTCCCACTCTCGTCCCATGTAAGCATAGATGCCAATGAGGAAGTGGAACACGACGAGCTGGAAAGGGCCGCCGTTGTAGAGCCATTCATCAAGTGAATTAGCTTCCCAAATTGGGTAGAAGTGTAATCCGATGGCATTGCTGCTCGGTACGACGGCTCCCGATATGATGTTGTTTCCATACAGGAGGGATCCTGCGACGGGTTCACGGATTCCATCGATGTCTACAGGGGGTGCGCCAATGAAGGCGATAATAAAACAGGTAGTTGCTGCCAGTAGAGTAGGAATCATCAGGATTCCAAACCAGCCTACGTATAGACGATTGTTTGTAGAGGTAACCCAAGAACAAAACTGCTCCCAGTTATTCGTCTGCCCTCGCAGAGAAGTAATCGCTGTCATGAGTATGTATATTGTGACAGTTGGCGCAGATTACCCTGCACTTATCTATCTCATCCATAATCTTTTGCCAACTGCGATTCGTATGATCACTCAAATTGAATGCCTTGTCTGCAGGGTCTAAGTGATCAAACGTCAAAGCCGCAGGATGAGCCTTGTATCCACAAAGCTCACACCCACGGTCCATTTTGTATTTAGTTATGTAGTCTCGTCGTTGGCGATAACGCTCTGCCCAATACTCCTTCCTATCAGAAGTTGTACTTTGCTCCGACCTTGGTTCCGTAGCCATTCTCATCCTCGCCAGTGACGAAGGAGACTTCGCCGTAGACAGACAGAGCTTCGCTTACAGGGTAAGAACCACCTGCTTTGCCAGACAGTTCAACGTCACCGTCACCAGCGTCAGGAGCCAAAAGAACAGGACCAGCCTGGACATACCAGTTGGAACCCTCGTAACCTACATGGATGTCCATGGCGGTACCGGAGTAATCAGAGCCAGTGAAACCGGAGTTGGCTTCCACGTTCACGTAAGGACCTGCTTGTGCAGCACCAGCGGAGCCGAGCAGGAGACCAGCGATAATAAGAGATTTCATAGTTAGAAGTGAATTAAGCTTTGACACATTTGTCCTTGCCGTTCTTGGTACCAGCGTACTTGTACCCTTTCCAGCAAGCTTTGCCATCTGCGCCTTTGATTTTGCCTTGTTTGTTTTTGCCTTTTTTAGCGTACTTACGCATTACCAAATGCCAGGAATGATTTGTCCAGTGGTAAAGTATGTACCAACAGCTACAACGAAGCCTAGCATAGCCAAGCGTCCGTTGAGGCGTTCTGCTTTTTCCCAGTGGGTTTCGTAGAAGTCGTTCATACTTTGAGGTTAGAGCGTTCAAGTTTACGCATAACATCCATGCGGTATGCGTCGTCATTATCATAGCGAGGGTCCGACATGTCGCGAACAACCTCAGCCATGCTGCGGTAAGCCTGTCCAGTAGAGGACTGCTTACCAGTAACGAGGTCAGGGGTACGACCCACTGCGTCCTCGTACTGACCGACCAGTGCCTTTACAGCAAACCGGACGGCTGCTTCGTTGGCGGTGTTGATGACTTCATCGAAAGCTTCGATGTCAGCCTCAGGCAGGTTCTCACTTGCCCACTGCACAACGTCAGCGTAGCCTTGTTCACCACCAGCAATGTTTTTGATGTCAGCAATCTCACTGTCACCCAGTGTGTTTGCTTCAGCTTCTTCATAGCCTAGTTGGTTGCGAAGGCCACCGAGATAAGCATCGATAGTTTCGTCAGAGAAACCAGCTTCATTGAGTTCGTCATACATCTCAGGAGTGAGTGTACCTTCGTTCTCATAGAAGTGGTCGTTCATAGCCCACGGATCGATGTCATTTTCAGAGAACACATCAGCAAGGTTCTTACCGTATGCCTCTTCGACTGCGTCAAAGTTAACGTAGCCTTCTTCATCATAACGTTCGACTTCACCGTCCGTGGATTCTTCTTCTGTCTCTGCTTCTCCACTATCATCATCGTCCCCACGTCCGAGGCGTTGCTGGAGTTCCATGTAGGCTTTCTCCAACTCTTCAGCATTCTTGTACTTACCAGCAAGAAGTTCTTCCTGCTCTTGGAGCATCTTCTCACCGACTTCAAGGCTGTCTTGCTCCTCGGCTTCGCGAGCTGCAATAGCTTCGGGATCGTCAGATGGATCGTAAGAAAGGTTAATAGCCATAGGTGCTAGCTAGGTAGTTGAGCGGGGGGTTGTTGTTCTTCTTGTTGTCCAGCCATGCCTTGCATAGCAGCAGTGATGCCGTCGATAGCCTCAGGGTTCTTCGTCGGATCCATGGCAGGAGCGGAAGCAAATTGACCAGCTTGTTGAACCAAGGAAGCCTGCATCTGTTCTTGCATAGCTTGCTGCTTCTCGTTCTGGACTTGCTCCATACCTTTGACAAGGTTGAGAATGTCAATGCCTTGTGCAGCAGCGAGACGTTTGATTGCCTCATCAGGATTGATGTAACGCTGCAGAGCTTCAGGACCCATGGTCTGTGCAATGGTAGTCACAAACTGAATCAAGGACTCACGGTCTTGACCACGGCCAAGAGCATTGATACCTGCAACGATGGTCGGATGTACCAGACCCTTAGGCAGGGATGGGATCTGCTTAGACTTAGTCAAGTCCAGCATCTTCCTGTTGAGATAGGGAATCAGGAACTCAACAGTCAGCAGACTAAACAGTCCACCCAGTTGTTGCTCCAGTTCCATCTGAGTCATGCGAACTTCTTCAGCAGTAGTCCGCTCACTCTGTCTCACGTTGAGGATAAGGAACGCCTCAGACAGACGCTTCTCCAGAGTGTTAGCCAGCTCGAATGCAGTACGGAAGTCTGCAGTCTTACCAACCTGAATCACACCGATGTCATCGGGGCGACCTTGAATGATAGCACCGTTACCAGCGTTAGCCAAAGAGGCAGGCTTGGTCACGGAGCTGGGTGAGACTGTGAAGATCACCTTGGCTGCTGCTGCACTGCCCTCAACGAGAGCTTGCATCAGAGCTTCCAGGGACTTGAGGTCACCGAGGAACTCCTCGACTCGTCCACGTCCATAGTCTTCACCGTCAACAGTAACAAAGCGGAGGGGGAGCCAGGGGCTCTTGTCCTTCGGAGCCTTGCCATAGCTGTCAGGGAGGATCTTGTCATCAGCTTCCTGATACCAGGACCAACCCTTAGGGGTCAGCTTGACGCAGGTGTAAACGTCCACGTCTTTCTCAAACTTGCTGCCAACACTAGAGTCGACAACAGACATCTGCTTGGGGTTCTCAAACTCAGGACCCAGCAGCTTGCGGTTCACACGTTCTCGTGTGACAATCTCAGTGAGGTTACCGTTACCATCTCGCTCTACAACGTAGCGGTTCAGAGGGTACATCTTCATACCGTCCTTGCTCATGTAGAGCAGGGCGTTACCAGTTACCACTAGATGCTTGATTGCAGAAAAGATCTGAACACGATCAGTAGAAGCAGCAATGCTTTCCATGATCATACGTTCGATCTTTGCAAAGCTTAGATCCAGTTCACTCTTTGCTTCAGCAG